TAAGGATATATTGAGCATTGACGGTCATTTCTTCAATGCTCAAATATTTGTTGCTAACATAAACCATTATGAAATCGTTCCTAAACTTTTCCACACCGCTTGTGTTCCTGTTCCTGCACCTATACATATCCATCCAATATTACCACCTGTTAATGGTTGGCTATTGTAAACAATATCACCCCATGACCACAAACCAGTTGTTGGTTGTGCTGACAAACTTGCTATAACATTAATAGCACCCTTTGCATTAACAACAATATGTGGAGGTTTTCTGACGGTAGTATCTACCGTAACAACACCACTTGTTGAAATGGTGATTTTTGCTAAATAAATGGCATATGTTGAAGGAATAGTTGCTGTTTTCAAAATTAACGTTCCTGCTTGTGTCATATATAAATAATAGATTGTTTCACTTACTCCGCTATAAGTAGGTCTAAGTCTAACTTTAACATTAATACCATTTCTCTTATAACTTGCTAATACATGTTTTCCGTTTAATAATGCTATTTCACCATCCATTAAAACATCAATGTATAACCCCGATGAATCACTACCACTTGTTATAGTAGTTAAACCGCTATGAACATAACTTCTACCATCAATAATCAATGGGTCAGCATTAACACCTAATTTAGTATCCCATGTTTTTCTTCCGTAACCATCTACATCACCAACAAATGGCTCAAAAATAACATCAGTTTCAGTTTCTTTTTTAACCCCTGTAATCATAAAGCAATCTACAAATTCAACTTTATGACCATTTACACCCATAAATAAATTGAGAAAGCTACAATAATCAGTAAAATGAACATTTTTAAATACGGTTTTTGAATGTGAGTTATAATTTGTTGAATGTTTAATCCACATATATGAATGAACATTGTAACAAAAAACATTACTTATTTCGATGTTGGCATATTGATTTTTACCCATTTGAAAAATTGCTTCTAAACCAGTTGCCGTACTAGAAACATTTTCTAAATATAAACCGTCAACATGAATAGAACCTGTATATTGACCATATTTCGTTACACCATCATAACCGAAATTAATAATAGAATTTGAGAAATAAAGAGATTCAATGCAAAGGTCATCAATAGTAAAAGCATTCCCACCGTCAATAGTTATAATTCTCGGATGTCCTTTAACCCCGTTTCTTATAACATATAGATTATTGATATTGTTATGTTTAAATGAACCAGAATTAAAAGCGGATAGGTAGATATAACCTTTTGAGATTTTATCCCATATGTCTTGACTAATATAATCTAGTATTTTAGGTAGCACACTTGTATAATTATACTCCCCTAAAAAACGACAATTATTGATTGACATATACCAACTATGAGGGGCGTATATTGCTCCTAATGATGTTCTGAATTCACAGTTTTCAATATTGCTGAAATTTGTTCCGTTTGAATAAATAATGTAAGCCGCTTTTTCGGATGATGAAAAACTCATGTTTACAAAGTTAACAGGACTAACTAATGAAGATGTATTTTCATCAATTAAATTACCAATCTCAATTACATTTCCCCCCACAACACCATCATAAACAATTCTACCCGACTTTGGAAAATTTTTAGATTGACTACTCATGAAAGTAATTCCACCGCTAACAATTTTAAGTGGTCTTGTTGTACGATAACCACCTTGAGGGAAGAAAACAATTCCACCCGTTTTTAAAGCTTCGGCAATAGCGTTTTCGATTGCTACCGTATCATCAGTTGCTAACTTTGTGAAAGATTGGTCAGAATACCAGTCATTACCCGCACCATTATTCAATTTAATAAAGTTAGCATCCCCAACCGCACCAAAATCTTTTACGTTATAAACTAAATCACCCTTTTTAACATTTTTAGCGTTTTCGATGTCAACATCTGTTTTATTTGCTTTCATATCAAAAACAGTGGTATTAATGATTTGAGCAAGCTTTCCCGAATCAAACCATGAATCGAGTTTAGATTCAATATTTTGTGGCATAGCTTCATTTTCTAACCATAGTTTTACCGTTTCAAATTGAATTTTTAATGCATTTAACTGTGACAGTACCCCTTGATTGTTTGATGCAATAGTTTGATTCTGTTCGAGTGTTACACGTTCAAAATCAGTTCGTAACCCTTGCATTTGTCCGCTTGCATCTGTTTTGTTATAGTCTACCACATCGATGATTTCATTTGATTGGGCAATTGCTTGATTTAAGTAAGCGATAACCTTTGATACTAATTCATAATACGTTAAACTATCATCATAAACAGTAGGCATAATTTTTTTCACCCAAGGACGAAAACTACCCATTTTTTCTATTGACATATTATCCACTCCCTAATAGACAAGCATAAATAATTCTTGCATTTCTTCAAATATTGTATTCTCTATTCTGATTAATGAATTACGATATTCACTCATCATTTTAGAGTAAGACTGACCGCCAACTTTGCCGACACGACTTTGAACATAATCCTCTGTTTCGTTAATGTTACTAATTAATTTGTCATTTTGTGTCGTATCAGATTTTACATTAGATGTGTTTTCCGTTGTAACATCTTCATGACTAATGGATGTTTTACTATTGTTTTCATTATTTTCATTAATACTGCTAGCATATTGGATAACACCTTCACCGTCATTAGAAGTTAAGGATAATCGACTATCAGGATTATTACTTTCTAATTGTCTATCAAAATTATCTTCTGTTAAACTTCCGTTGCTATCTTTTATATTTGAAGTATTTGTAGTTCCGTCAACATTTGCATTTTGTGTTACGTCTCTATCATCATTTTGTGTTTTGTCATTTTTCTTTGTATGTGTAACATTCATATCACTGTTTTTAAGTGGGTCATATTTGATTAATTCACTTTCAAACAATTTATTGAAATAGGGCATATTAATAATTAACCATGTTTCAAGTTGAAATTTGAACAACCCCATTGTCTCGAAACCAATTTCTCTCATATAAAATTTTCTGATAAAATGCTTTTCAAAAACCTTCTTGTAATTTACATCAAAAATAGGATAATCAAAATCAAATAATTTTGTTCTTCCTATTTCTATTTTTTCAGCATGAGATAAAGGAAAGTCATGTTGATTATAATGGCTAAAACTTTCAATGTATTCTTTTATTTCTGTACTATAATTACTCATTTGTTTCACCCTTACCAGAAGGAACGATATTATTTTCAAATTCTGTAATAATTTCACTCCTCAATTTAACATTTAAATCTAAACCATAAAGTTCCTTTATCTTTTTACATGCTTCAAGTCGTGATTTTAATAAAATATTGGCACTTGATTGTATTTGTTCGTTGTTGCTTTCTGCTTCACTGGTAATCATTCTTTCTTTTTTCTCTAGGTTTGCGTTTTTAATACCTAGATACGTCATTACCTCATTCCAAACCGCATTTCGTTGGATGTTTAATTTATCCACAACATAAGGGGCATCTGTTTTAAGTACCTTTATTGTATCAGGATTGAGAGATTCATGAGTTATGATAACAGGCATATTTCCCTGATATTGTTCATAGATGTTTTTAATGCTAAATCTTGTATTATCATTAGCTGTTATCAAAACTGGTGTTTTTTGTGCGTTTTGGTTAACATGTATAATGTCTTTTAATTCTGCTAAATCTAAGGCGAATAATTCAAGGGTTGGAGTGGTTGGAAAATGATAATCATTGTTCCATATAACAACACCATAATCCTTCAATTCATCCTCATTTGGTTTCATATCTTTATAATTATACAAGTTGAATTTTTTTTGATAGGACGGACTATTCGCTTGGAAACTAGTTGGCAATAAGTAGTGGTCTATTTTTCCTGACACTGCCCCCCTACAAACGATATACCCGATATTAGGGTCTTTGTAGAAACCAACATAACCGAATAAATGTAAACTCATTTCTAAAAACCGAGGGTCTACACTATCAGGTAGGTTTTCCCATTCGAATAATTGATAGGATAGTGATGTCAAATATTCATAATAATGTCGATACCATCCACTTGATTCATTACCTATGAGTGTAACAGGATTTTTCGTATTGTTTCTATTACGCTTTCTTACCATTAAATCACCTCATTTCCTAGTGAATAATTCCCTACATCGTCCGTATGCCATAATGTGATACCATTATCGAAAACGGATTTTAATTCTTGTAAATCTTCATTGTTAAAATTTCCAGTAATCGTACAAGTTGTGGTTTGTACAAAATTCCAATTCTGCCTAGTATGAAAGTTTGGTACTTTTACTTCATTCACTTTATACCCAAACATGTTAAAGAAGTCTGTTAGCTTTTTAATGTATTCGGGTTTTATTTGTTTTTTGATTACATAAACACCAGTATATTCATTACCGAAATTGTATGCTGTATTACTTCCCATTTTTGTAATATTAGGGGGTACATTGGCAATGTCTTGTTGCTTTGCTTCGATGCCTTGAATTTGTAACAAAGTGTTGCCTGTTCCTTGTATCATATTTGTTCCAGCATTTGCAACTCCTAAAACGTTTCTGTTTGCTGCACTGCTAACTCCACCAAAAAATGAACCGAAATTATTCATAACTCCATTAAATAAAATTGAGTTTTTCTGATTCTGAATACTATTTCGATTACCTTGTAAATAAGCTGACAATAAATCGGTTATAATCGGAACGTCATTTGGTTCATTATTAATTAACGCAAATTCATCAGCTAATTGAGGTTTCAATCCATTCGCATTAAAGTTATAATCTTGTAACCCATATGACACTTTGTTAGATGTTCCAATACTTCCTTTTGCTGTTACTTTCAATTCACTACTATTAATGTATTCTGTTTTAAAATTTGCTCTATTACCCTTAAAATCATCTAAAACAAGTTGGGTATATGGGTACATTAGCAGTTTACTTTCAGTTACATTTTTGTAGCCTGTCCATTTGTCACCAAAACTATGTTCTTTTCTATCATAGTATGGCATTGATTTTAGATACAAAGTATTAAACATATTTGTATCATCTTGAATGGTTGCATGTTCTACCCATTGGGAAGATGCAGTTAAGATATTATTATATCCGACATAATCTGTTATATATAATGAAACAATATTATTAACTGCATCCGTTTGAGTATATAACCCTTTTAATACATCCGATATGGTGCTTAGATTAATATTCATTCCGTCAACGGTAACAGGCGGTATGCTACCATCTAATTTAAATGGATGGATATAATAGGTTAACGGTTGCGGAGAACCATTCAACATCGGAACAATTTTTCCTGAATTTGTTGAACCTCCATGCATAGTTTTCTTTGCTACAACAACCAAGAAAAATGTTCCATCATGCGGTGTCCATTGTAAAATGGAAGTAGTGTCATATTCTGTTCCGTAATTTAAGCCTTCATCCACTGTATTAATAACTGGTGTCCCATCGTTATTCCATAACTTACAATGTTCCCTTACCACAAAAGAGGGTTTAAAATTCATTTCAAACTTCCATGTTTGAAACACATCAATTTGAAAGTGAACATAAGTAGTATTTCTTTGAACGTATTCTAATTTTGTAACAAAACCATAAAACCATTTAACATTATAGGAAGCGTTTTGAAACATCAAATAGTTGGTAGTCCATAATTCGTCAATGCTTTTATTAACAGCTATAAAATTTCTTCCTTCAATTCGTTGGAAATTAGCTTCATTAATGGAATGTACAGTTGGTTTACTTAAAAAGTAATTTGTTTGACTTGTTATGTTATCAAACCAACGTGTATTTTTATAATCATTTGAAAACGGAATACCAGACAAAAGTCTGATATTCGTTCCGCTTACTGGTACAGTTGCCATAAAGCTACCTCCAATTAAACAATGGTTACAATGCTTTCCCCAATAACATCAGCGTTATCAGTTCCTGCACCGTCGATGTCTATCCCTGTTCCAACGGATGTTGCCTTAACAATCAATTCGCCTGTTTGTGTAGAGTCAACCGTCAATTTTCCGTTTGCATCAATCGTTGTTCCTGCTTTTAAAGTGGTCTTAGAATTGGATGCAATAACAGACCATACAATAGGGTGGTTAGTTTCATCAGTTTGACGAACATAAGCAGTAAATTGGAACGTCGAACCTGCTTTAGCACTTGCAATAGTTGGGTCAACAATGACTTGGGTAACAGTGGGAACAGCGCCAGAAACAAAAGCCACAGCATTAGCAAAGCGAGAAACAGAAAGTGTCTGCCAAACGTGATAGAAATAGTTCCAGTATTTACCCTTTGCGTTTCTAACTGTCTCCATAGATAATTCGTTATCATAAACCATGTACCAATCTTGGTCAATTAGTACAGCTTCAAGACCAGTGGAAGAAAAACCATCAATAACGGTAACATGTCCAAGGAAAGTAGTCTTGTCCATATTGAACGCTCTTGCTAAAACTTCAACGTCCATTTGTGCCTCTAAATCTGCATCAATAATGAGGTGTAAATCGTCCATTTCTGTGCGTGTACGAACTGCTAAGGCGTTGAAACTTCGACTACCAGTTGGTAGGGTCATTTTTCGTGCAGTTGCTCTTAATTTTTTAACAAACTCTCTTGTTGCTGTTTCGGTAGTTGGAGCAGTAACAGGAACAACCGTGAAATAACCTTTTGAATAATAATTGTCTACAAGCAATTTCATGTATTCGTATTCGTCAACTTCTGCTGAATTGTAAATAGCATTAATAATAGAAGAAAGAAAGTTTTCAAAAGCTGTCCAAGAAGTGAACGCTGTTTTTAACTGTTCATCCGAAATGGTTTGCTCGTAATACTCTTGACGGTTACGTTCATGAAATAGAGTTTTTACGTTTGGAATCTGACGTTTGAATAACGTTTGTTCAGCATCTTCGGGGTCATACTTTTTAGCTTTTGTAATATCAGTGAAGATTTCTTCAATCGTTCGGCCGAATGGAATATTACCTTTTTTGAATTTCTTTAATGGGTTTTGTAATGATGCACGTTTAACAACAACTAATCCGATTCTATCAACAAGGTTAACGATGAAATCATTTTGTACAGCTTGATTAATTAAAATTCCTGCACCGATTTGAGCGATGTTGTCAGGGTCTGCTAAAGGTACATAATTTGCAAAAGTTGGGTTGCTATTTCTTATAGCATTTACGATGTCGTAAGTTTCACTAATTCCTAAACTTGATTTTACTTCTTTAATGGTAATACGCATTTAGTTATCATTCCTTTTCTAATTGTTCTAGTGTAACGGTTTGACTGAAATCTTTTTGTTCGTCCTCTTTTTTGTTTGGTTCGGTAATTCCTACTTGACGAAATAATTTACTGTTAGATAAAACTAAATCCGAATTATCTAACTCTAACTTTTTAATTTTACTTTTTTGTGTTTCATCATCGACTAATACCGTTCCATAATCGACACGCATTTCTTGAAGAATTTCTGTTCTTCGACTTTGTTCTAATTCGGGGTTTAACAAATCATTCAAGAGTGTTTCATGCTGTTCTCTTGTCATTGGCATATTATAGTCTCCCTTCAAAGTTTTTCTAGTACACTTTAATTATAGCAATGGTGTTTTATATATAATAGAAGGAAGGAAGAAAAGGAAAAGAAAAACAAACATTTATTAAAGTTTGTTTCATTTTTGTTATACAAAATTGTTTTGCTAGTTTTGTCGCTTGGTAAAGAGTCAATAAAATACTAAAATATTTGTCGAACTTTTTTATATATAATGTTGACATTTGTCTATTAAACTGATAGAATGGTAAATGTAGGCAGGGTACTACAAAATCTGACAAAATTTTAGAGGAGGAAAAGACAAAATGCGCAAATTAATGACAAAGGAAGTAACCACAACATTGGTAAAGGTTGCAAAAATGGAAATGGTGGATGGACAACCAAAAGCGGTTCAAATGCCTGACGAAATTTTATTAGGGAATGTATCTCTTGAAAAATCTCAAAAAGCAATCAGCAAAAAGTTAGGTGCAGGTGCGACGGTGTTTGAAGTCATTCCAGAAACAAAAGTCTATGAAATGGCGGTCGAGGATTTTATCAAAGTGGCTACTTTGAAAGTGGATGAAGAACCACAATCGGAACAACAAACAGCTTAATCATTAAATATTAATCAATTAAATCAAACTACTAAAACAAAGTGAGGAAACCAAAAATGACAAATGTAAATGAAAACGCAAAAGAAGAAATCGTAACCGAAAATACTGCTTTATCTACACAAGTAAGAGAAACAGAAAATTATGTTATTCTAAAAGACGAAAAAGGAAAATTTGTTCGTAAAGCGAAATTTCACGATTATTCAAGCATTGTACCAGTAACAAGAGACGAACAAATTTGGATGCTTGGTCTTTTAGAAGGTGATGAAGAAACGGGTAATGGTTTAAAAGACCACGTTGGAAAGCAAATTGAAGTCGCAAACATCATGTTAAGAAAGTATGACAAAATCAATGAGGAAACTGGTCAAACAGAATATGGAGTATTAACATACTTAATCACACCAGACAAAATTGCCTATGTCACATCTTCAAAAAGTGTTTACTTTACAATCACACGCATTATGGAATTGTTTGGTAAACCAGATGATGAATTATGGCAGAACATAAAAATCAAAGTAGGCAAAAAGAAAGCCGAAAAAGGCGACCAAATTACCATAAAAATGGTTGGATAAATGAATAAAGGAAGTGTTTGATAAATGCCCGCTACATTAAGAGGTATCTATCATAACTTGAAGGAAAGTAAATACGTGATTTCTAATTCTGAAATCACGTTTTTCTTTTCTAGTGAATTGTACTTAAACAAGTTTATAGATAGATACAAAAACCATAGAGAGGAATTTACAAATAAATTTAATAGAATTGGGGTGGCTGAAAATAACCCTTTCAATACTGATACCCTTGCAGACATTACCCTATATCAAACGATTGAAAAACGTGGTTTCTTTGTAAGACTACAAAGAGCAAGAATAAACTATGATGATTTATATAATTACGCTCTTAGAAAAATGAACAAAAAAGAATCATTAGATTGGTGTAGAGTGGGTGTCTTAAGTGGTAAATAAACAACCATCAATTAGAATGTCGAGTAAGGATAAAAAAGAGTATGCAAGATTGCGTAAAAATTCATTGTCAAAAGTGAATAGAGTTAAAAAGAATTTCGGTAATGAGTTGGTTATGAGAGTAACTGATAAAACAGGAGAAACATATGCTAAATCTATGTTACCAGAAAACCTTATTTCTATTCCTAAACTAAACGAATTTAAAACACGTAAAGAATTTAACGAATGGAAACAAAAAGCATCCTCATTTACAAATAGAGCAAACAAAACATTTCAGTTCGATAAAAATGATTATGGTGTAGTTGGTAGTCAGAAACTATTGAACGAAATAAAACACGACAATACAAAAGCACAAAAAATGGCAGATAAAGAAATTAAAAAGTATCTTGATTTACCTACTTATTCGGGTGGAGAAAAACAAGTCGAAACAGTCGGGGAAAGTATTAAGAAAATGGGAAAGGGTCACAGCAAGACAGGTATAAGTAGACCATCCAATTTTGACTTTGAAAAAATACGTAACAAGTATGACTTAATTGAAAAAGCTGATAACACAAGGCGAAAAAGCGAAGAGGATTATTACGATGTAAGAATGGAACAAATGAAAGCAAATTTCATTGAAATATTAAAGTTAACATTTCATTCCGATGCAAATGAATTAGCAAATAACATAGAAAAAATTCCTGCTCAAGACTTCTACGAATTGTATTTATCTAAAGAGGAATTTGACTTCAACTTGTATGACAGTGAAGGGCAATTTGGAGAGGAAAGCGACTTAGAACAATTGAAATCATATGTACAAGAATATTTGGATGGTGATTTTAATACCGATTTAAAGTCTTTTCCTAATAAAACTTGGGGGTGATAAAAGAGGTGTTTTAATTGGCTCGGAAAAAATTTAGCTGTGACTTTGAAACAACCACCAAACCGGAAGATTGTCGTGTGTGGGCATATGGCTACATGGAAATAGGGAAAAGAACAAATTATAAAATCGGTAATTCTCTTGATGCTTTTATGATGTGGGTAGAGAAAATAAAAGCTGATTTATATTTCCATAATGTGCGTTTTGATGGGGAATTCATTGTTAACTGGTTATTGAAAAAAGGTTTTAAGTGGGAAAAGTCAGGAAAGCCAAACACCTTTACGACCACCATTTCAAATATGGGGCAATGGTATGTTATTGATATATGTTATGGGTATAAAGGGAAACGCAAATTACATACAGTGATTTATGATAGCTTAAAGAAATTGCCTTTTCCAGTAAAGAAGATAGCAAAAGACTTCGAATTACCCATGATGAAAGGCGATATTGATTACCATTTAGAAAGACCAATAGGACACAAAATTACAGATAAAGAATATTCCTATATAAAAAATGATATTGAAATCATTGCATGCGCATTAGAAATACAATTTGGACAAGGATTAGATAGAATCACAAATGGTAGTGATAGTTTAAAAGGGTTTAAATCCGTTATAAGTACGAAAAATTTTGAAAAGTTTTTTCCTGTTTTTAGTTTAGATATGGATTGGGAAATTAGGAAAGCATATAGAGGGGGGTTTACATGGCTTAATGAACGTTACGAAAATAAGGAAATAGGTGAAGGGATAGTATTTGATGTTAATAGTTTATATCCTGCACAAATGTATGATAGAGATTTGCCATATGGAACACCTATTTATTATGAGGGTGAATATATGTATGATGAAAGCCATCCTTTATATATTCAATGTATTGAATGTGAATTTAGACTAAAAGAGGGTTATATTCCAACCATTCAAATAAAGAAAAATATGATGTTCAAACAGAATGAATATTTGAAGTCAAGCAATGGTGAACGTGTTGAGTTATTTTTAACAAATATAGATTTAGAATTAATTCGTGAACATTATCATCTTTATGACGTTGAATATTTAGGAGGTTGGAAGTTTAGAAAAAGGAATGATTTATTTAAACAATTCATTGATAAATGGATGTGGGTAAAAACGCATGAGGAAGGCGCTAAAAAATTACTCGCAAAATTAATGTTGAATGCGCTTTATGGGAAGTTTGCAAGCAACCCAAAAATAACTGGAAAAATACCTTATTTAAAGGAAGATGGTAGTTGTGGTTATAAATTACCAAGGGATGAAGAGGGAAATATTATAGATGAATACAAAAACCCTATTTATACCCCAATGGGAATTTTCATTACATCATGGGCAAGATATACCACCATTACAACGGCACAAAAGTGTTATGATAGGATAATCTATTGTGATACAGATAGTATTCATTTAGAGGGAACAAAAATTCCAGAAAGTATTGCTGATATTGTTCATAAGGACAAGTTAGGTTATTGGAAACATGAAGGAACATTTAAAAGAGCAAAGTTTATCAGACAGAAAACGTATGTTGAGGATTACTATGCAAAAGAAATTGAAAAAGACGGTAAAATGGTAAAGGTTTTATGCGAGCCAAGTGAAGCAACAACAACCAAGTTTGAAGTAAGATGTGCAGGGATGCCTGATAAAGTAAAAGAAAAAGTTACATTTGATAACTTCAAAGTAGGATTTAGTAGTTGGGGTAAGTTGTTACCTAAACATGTTGACGGTGGAGTTGTGTTGGTAGATACGGAATTTACGATTAATTAGGAGGGAATAAGAAATGGATAGACTTAAAATTGTTCAAGAAATTGATAATTTGGAACGTCGTAAAATTGCCTTTGAAAATGTATTAGAAGATATTGAAAATTTTTATTTTAAAAAGGGAAGTCTTTTCTTTAATCTTGATTCAACTAATTATAACAAAAAATACAATGAGGTTAGGATTCAATTTTCTAATGAATTGATGATTGATTATTTGAAAAAAGAAATTGATGAATTGGAAATCATATTAACAAATAAAATTGATGAATTATTTGACGCTAAATAGAGGTGAATGAAATGAGTAAAATGAGAATGTTTTTGTTACGAATATTGAGTGGCAAAAGTCTTGTTATCATAAACGCTACCATTCAAAATGGTTCTATTATCCTCGATGTTCATCAAAAAGGGTATATTCATAACTGTCATATTGATAGTGTAAATCCAAAAATAAAAGTGAAGAAGGTGTAAAGAATGAGTGTAATAGTATTGAAAGCCATTTGTGATGCTGATTTATGTAGAAGGTTAGGAAGTGTTGCTCATAGTTCCAACCCAAGAAAATATGTAACACTGGAAATGATGATGAAATCATATGAAAAAGGGATCATAAAATGAAAAAATTTTTGGTGACAATCATAAGTGAAAAAAACAATCAAACGTTTGAAGAATCTTTTGACTGTGATAATCTTGTAAATGTTTCAAGATTGATGATTGCGTACAAACCAAAAAGAGGTTACGAACCGATACATTTTAGTGTGGATGTAGTGGAGACACTTATTTGACAGAATTTAAGGTATAATGAAAGGATGGAATTAATATGAAAGAAATTAATGAAATTGATAGAAAAGAATTAAAAAGACTTATGAATAATTTTTATGGGAAGTTGGCTGTTATTAAACCGAATATGTGTATTAATATGAAAGATGGTAAAAGTATTATTATTGATGCTGATACAATTTGTTCATTTGAAGATGGTTTTATATCTTTAAAACATAACGAAAAAATCGTTTATATAGTTCGAATTGAATTGATTGATAGTATATTTAAATTATAGTAAAGGGTGACATTTTAGGGGAAATATGTTATACTAGTCTTGTGAGATACGCTAATTCCTATAGTGTATGGTAGATGGGGAATTTTCCTGATTGATTTCAGCCTCTCCCTTTGGAACGTGAAACATTCTTGCATTAAAATTATGCGTAGTTTCACACTTGATTCAACCCCACTGAAAAGCTTGAAAGAGTTTAATATATGTGGGGTTTAAATTTTGGAGGATATTATAATGAAAGATAATAATAAATTTGATGAAATAAAGAAATGGGCAAATGATAAAAATCTTGAAGTTTCAACACGTAAAATGTCGCATATTACTGATATTATTTTTATAGATAGAGAAAGACAACTTTGCGTTATGATTAATGATGAAATGTTGTTTAATGTTTCAATGGAACGTCTTACACAATATATTGAATATGAATTTGGATACTTAGCAAATGAGGAACGGGAAAAAATAATGAGATTAAGTAAAGAAGTATTTTCACATCATTTAAACAATATTGAAACGCAAGCAAAATGGGTTGAATATTATAAGGATGAGTGTGAGTTTTCCAAGGTTGCACAAAAATCGGTAGACATTAGTAAAGAAATATTAGTTAATTTCTTTGAAAAAGTGATTTGAAATTGGTTGAAATTTTGGATGAGAATTGAATAGGAAATGTTAGTGAAAACCCACCTTAAAAATTGGTTTCAGAAATGAGAGCAAAAAGTGAGGTGGGGCAATACTT